GCTTCTCCGAATTAAGCCAGACCGCCAAACTGCCGGTCATCGCACCCGTAACGACCGATATGAGGCTGGCCTGTAGTGTTGATAAGTCGGGCATGGCCAATGCCCATTCGATGCAACGAATATAAACAAGCGTCATAACAATCATCATAAAACGCGGAAGAATGCCTAACTCAAGCATCTTGCGCGCTATGCTTTACGCACTCATACCCATTCGCCTTTTCGCATCATTTGGCTAAGATGGTTGGCCCGGTTTGGGGTCTGTTGGGCCCATAACGAATTTAGCATTTCGTTGCTGGCGGTTTGGTAGTCACCAACCAATAACGCCGCTTGGAAATTCTGGAACTTGTCAAAATTTGGCCGGCCTAACTGAAACAGCATGCTAATGATTACCGCTTGCCGGGCTTCATCAAGCTTTGGGTAAAACGGGTAAAGCATGGCTTCATCTTCGCAACGCTGTAAATCGTTGGCCAATAGCAAGTTAATTTCGTCCTCGCTAAGACCGCCGCCTTTACGTTCATCAATTAGCCGGCCAACGCCAATAGTCCAATAACCGTGCGTGTCCTGATAGGCGTGCGAAACAACGCCTTCATGCTCTTTTATAAGATCAAGAAGCTTGCTCATCATCGAATTCCTTCTGCATTAATTTGCTAGCCGTTACACCCAACTCATAAAGCGCATTAGCCATTGCGCTATCAGATGCTTTAAACCCTCTGCCGGTTAAAAATGTTTCTACCGGTTCCCCCGTTTGGGGGTGGTAACTTACCGAAACGATCATGCCCTCACCTATTTCCTGATTAATGCACGGGCGGCGGTTCGGTAAATCTTGCATCTAAAATCTCCATTGTTTTGGTGAGGCTTTCGGTTTCGATGTTTTTATCGTCAAAAAAATCGCCGTTGCGGCTGAATGTTTTTTGCCCGATGTTTTCTATAGGCATGAAGAAAACGCGCCGGTGCGGTATGCTAACCAAAGCGGCAAAATCGTAATCTTTGATGGTAGGAAGACGCTTATCGCCACCAATGCCAAAATGCCATTGCAAACGATTAGGTTTATCACTGTGGAATGAACTCGCCTTTACTTGGCAACGGTAAACCCGGCGGCCGCGGGTTGCTATTAGGTCGAACCCGGCTTGCGGTGAAATGACCGTTTGCCACAAATACATCTCAAGAACGGCGGCGGCCAGATATTCACCAATCCGGCCGGTTGTGATTGCGCTCATAATTAGCGGGGCAAGAAGCCGATCACCATCGCAACTTTGGCGCCTATTGCACCAACTAACCCGGCAAAGCCGGCAACCAGCATCAGCGTTTTCCAACCGCCTTTAGCCTGTAACGCCAATTCATGTAATTGCTTTAATGTCTCGCGCGTTTCGGACATTTCGCGTTCAAGCGTTCTTAAACGGCTACTCATTTCGCCAAGTTCACGTTCCACCGACATTATGCCCCCGCAATGCTTGCAAATAGGAAAACAAACAGCCCAACGGCTATTCCGACAATACCGGCGACAAGTAACGCCGCCTTAATCGCCTCCTCAATTTGGTGCTGTTTTCTACGCGCTTCAATTTGCGCTTTTTTAATCGCTTCTTTTTGTTCGCGTAGTTTCTGATTATGATGGTCAATTATTTCTTGCCATGTAGATGGCTGGCCGGCTGGCTTTGGCCAACGCATGTTTATAAGCGATGCGATTTCTTGCATTTGTTCAGCCAACCGCTTGGACTCTAATACTGCATCGATGCTGGACTTAAATTTTACATCGCCAACTCCGGCTTGCTTATTGCGCTCGTCATTAAGCTTTTTTTGCGCGCTAAAAAGTGTTGAGATCTGGTCGGATAAATCGGCAACCGATTGGACATCATTTATCCGCGCCTTTATGAAGCCAATGGCATTCGATGCCGCCGTTACGGCGGCGATTGCGGTTGTGATTGGCTCCATTGTTCATTATTCCGATGGGGCCGGGTATTGTGCTTTTATTTCGGCAACATGCGCTTGCCAAGCTTCCAAGCCATTTTCGGTAATGTATTCAATCTGGCTGGCTACATCGCCGTATGCTTGCATCCTGTTGACAAGATATTCCGGCATTTTTATAACCGGCTGTTCTTCACCACTTTTGCTATCGGGTGCCGGTGCCATTTTGCGCGCCGTCCTTGTATGCCCGGCGGCAATGCCGTCTGGCGCGGTGCCGGTTTTTGGCGCGAAAGCAAAAGCCAGATCATCAATCTGCTCCAAAGTCATATCGGCTTCTAACGTAATATTAGCGTATGACCCATCCGCGTAACGCATAAGCGCAACACCATTTTCGATTTTTTCTACTGTATAATTCATTTTACCACTTCCTTAATGGGCAAGTTGATGATTGGAATTTTACCTTTAACGGCATTATGCAACCGCACTTTTTGCATTGCGAAATGGACTTACGAAACCATTCACAATTTTTACAAATTTCAAGCCTCGCGTTAGCATCCACGCCGCACCTCTATGTAACTTTTGTTTAGCCATTTCCATTCGTAGCCAGCAAAAACCTCACCTTCTTGCCAAGCAAAATAATCCATGCACGCATCTGAATGGGTGATTTTCTGGTAGCCAATATGAACGATAAATTTAGGCGCATGCGAAAGCGCAAGCTCAACCATTGGCCGTTTTTCATCTGGCCGGGCCGCCGACATTACGCATCCATGCGCCAAAGCCAAATCATATTGGCCAACCGGTTTCACGCGATATTTATCGAATGGCGAATATGGGTCGTATAGGCAAAAATCAAAAGGCATAAGAGCCTCAATATCACCAGCCCCGCACCCGATGCTCAAAATAGACTTTGTGCCTTTTGGGATGATTTTTTGGAGTTTGCGATATGAGTCCCAAACATAATGAACATATTCACCGCCAAACATCTTGCGATATTCGTCAGCATCATAAATGCGGCTCAAACTTGACCGCCTGTGATTGTGCCATTGTTTGTCACTGTGGCAAATGAGATGCCTCTAACCGCCGCACCCGCTGTCCCAGCAGAGCCAGCCGCCGCACCAGCCGCCCCATTTGTGCGGTTTCCATTTGCGCCTGTTGATCCGTTTGATCCGCCAGACCCATTCGTGCCATGACCCCCGCCGTTTCCGCCAGTCCCGCCGGAGCCTCCAGCCCCAGCATTTGTCCCACCGTTTGAACCGCTAGAGCCGCCAGCACCATTTGTGACTGTCTGGTTATATCCAGCTCCGACCCCACCGTTGCCGCCAGATCCGCCAGAGCCGCCGTTGGTGTTGACTGTCGATGATGTTATTCTCCGCCCATAACATTTATATGTATATTCATCCATCATTGACTGAACTACGACATAAACATCTGCGTATGAATAAGGTGGATAAGGATTTGGGCAATTATAAGTGGGACTGCCGCCAGAAGCCTGTACATATAGAGTGTGATTAGATGCAGTGTTTGTTGTCGTGTACCGACCCCCGCCTCCAGTGCCGCCGTTGCCGCCCTTCGCGCCGCCGCCGCCACCAGCCAAAATGCTCCCATTATTGACGAGTGTGCATGCAACAAACGCCTCAAACGCATCGCCACCGTTGCCGCCGTTTGCCGCACCGCCGGCACCAATCAGCGTGCCGTTGTTTGTTACCGTTATTGTGCCAAGCCCGCCGGTTGATATTTCCAAAGCTTCTTCGGATGCACTTGTGCCGCCTAAAGTCACGCCGCTGTTGATCACGATATCTTTTGGGTAATCAACACCCCAATCAGTCCCAAACAAACCAGAGCCGCTTTGGTTTGTGGCGCCGGTTGTAAATGTAAAACGGAAGCCGCGCGCTTGTGATCTGAAGTTAGTGAAATTTATGGCGCCGCTTGTTGGCACGTTAGCCGATAGATTTGTGGCGGTATTATTTGCCGCCAACGCGCGCACAAAGTTAGACGCCGCGCCTCTATAAAAATCGCTAAAACTTACCGCGCCGGTGGCGCTGTATTCGGTACGCAAGTCAGAAAAACTAACCGCGCCAGATGCCGCAATAGCCATGCCTTCACCTCAATTATATAGTGCCAAACGCCGTAACATCATCAGCGGCAGTAATGTGTCCATCACTGGCAATCTTAACAACACCGGTTCCGCTGTAGCTAAGAAGCAAATTGTTTGATGCGTCTTGCTCAATCGTCCAGCTACCAATTTTTAATTTATCTATTGCATCCGTGCCGGCCTGAAACCCGGCAAGATGGCTCATAAGTGTCCTGAACGCATTATTAACGTCACTTGGTTGCATAGAATTTTCAGCAAGATCGACCCCGCCAACATCGGTGTTTGAACTTGCGGTGGCTGAATAATCGCCAATAGCATTTTTTGACATTCTTTAGTCTCCTAATAATAAGCCGGTTGTTTGGCCGCCGGTGATACCAAGCCCGCGCCCTATGCGCCCGCTTCTGTTAAGCCGCTTGTCTTCCTGCTCACGCAAAGCTTTTAAGCGGCGCAAAGTTTGTTGCTGATTTGCAAGATTTGCATCGAACAAGTCCCGCCCAATGCGGCCGGCTACTTTTTCATTTACACCGCCCAAACGTGTGACCGCTTGTTGGCCGGCGGCCATTGGGTTGCCCCGCAATAGGCTCATTAATATGCCAGCATCTTGCACAACCGCCGCCGCATCTTCAGCCATTGGCGCGGTGCGTGAACCAACATTCATAAAGCCGCGCGTTTCTTCTTGATTACGCATGCCGGTAACTTTGCGCTCAAACCGTTCAAAACCTTCATCGCCA